CTGTGTTTTCTGGAAGTCAAGGGAATTTATAACCTGTTGACTTGCAAGGCGTGGGGGAATATAACCCCTCGGTATATACGAGGAGGATGCGTTGGGAGCCGTCGTTGCCTTGCCTGCCGGACGGGAACTCGTCAGGGACGTTCCTCGGGAGACCGCCTGCAAAGCCTTGCGGGCGTGGGCTGCCGGCTTCGATCTCAGCGACGTTGCCCTGATTCTTGCCCTGCCGGTTTCCGGGGTTATCGACCTCATGGAGACCGACGAGTGGCGGCAGTTGCGGACGGAACTTCAGCCGCAGATAGAACAGGAGCTTGCCGCTCAGATGCTCCGGGTGGCGAGTTCCGGCGTGCGCCAGATTCAGGAACGGGTCGATCAGGGCGAGCCGCAGGTCGACAAGATGGGCGTCCCCCTGCAGGACGAGAACGGCGATCCGATACGACGGCGCCTGTCGACCCGCGACCTCGCTTCCGTCACGACCACCGTGATGAACGCCCGCTCGCTTCTGGGAATCAAGGAGTCCGCAGAGGACAAGGACAAAGACCCCCTCAATCTGCGTGAGGTGGCCGACGCCCTCAAGCGATTCGTCCGCGCCAAAGAAATCACCCCGACGGCCGATTGATGCGCCTCGCCCTCGAAGACCTCACCGCCGAAGTCATCGAAGGCTTTACCGAGAAATTCCTGCTCGCCACCTACAATGAAGCGCACCCCATCCCGCGCTGTCACCGCGAATGGTGGCAGATGGTCTGCTCCCCACACCGACGAGTTGCCGTGGCTGCTCCACGGGGGTTCGCCAAAAGCACAGCCCTCAACCACGCCTACGGACTTGCCGGCGCTCTTTTTGGCTGTCACCCCTTCCAGCTCAAAGTCTCCAAGACCTACGAACTCGCCTGCGAAAAAATCGCCCAGGCCAAGGAGTCGATGCTGACCAACGAGGCGATCCGGGCCGTATTCCCCATCAAGGACATCGAACGCGACAAGGAACACGACCTCATCGTCGTCATGCAGGACGACTACAAGTGGCGCATGTACGCCCTCGGCATGGGACAGGCCGTCCGCGGCAAGGCGTGGGGAACCATCCGGCCCGACCTCATCTCCTGCGACGACATCGAGGACGACGAGGAAGTCCTCAACGCCGAGAACCGGAAACGCGACCGCTCGTGGTTCATTCGCAAACTGCTCCCGATGGGCGGCGACTCCACCCAGATTCGCCTCTACGGAACCATCCTCCACGTCGACTCCCTCCTCGCATGGGCGATCCGCATGAAGACGTGGAAGTCGGGAAGATGGGAAGCCTGCGACGATGACGTGAGCGAAGCCAGCCTGCTCTGGCCGGAGAAGTTCAGCCGCCAACGCCTGCTCGAGGAAAAGGAAACCTTCATCGAGAGCGACGACCTCATCGGCTTCAACATGGAGTACCGCAACCTCGCCGTCGACGCCGTGTCCGGCTACATACAGGCATCGGACTTCATGCCCCTGTCCGAAGAAGACAAGTCGAAGCCCCACCGCATCTACGTCGGCATGGACCCCGCCATCACCAAGGCAAGTCAGTCCGACAGAACCGCTATTGTAATAGGCGGACTGACCACCGAAGGCTGGCTCGACATCCTCGACGTGCGCCGCGGGAAGTGGGACTCCCTGCAACTGATGGACGAGATGTTCTCCGTGCAGGAGACCTGGAACCCGGAGGAATGGTTCATCGAGAACGGGCAAATCCTGAAGGCGATCCAGCCGATGCTGGAACAGGAAATGCGCGGCAGAGGAACATTCCTCAACGTCACGCCGATGATCCCGATGCACAACAAGGTCATTCGCGGCCGCTCTCTGCAACGCCGGATGCGAACGCACAACATGCGCTTCGATACCGAACGCTCATGGTATCCGGGGTTCGTCAACGAGATGATCTCCTTCCGCGGCGATACCGAAACCAACGATCAGTTCGACGCCGCCGCATGGCTGTGTCTGGGATTGGACAAGCGAGGCGTGCTGCCGCAAACCGAAGAAGAAAAAGACGACGACGAGGCGTTCTGGCAGAAACACGCCTACCAGAAAGAAAGCCGTAGCGACGGTCGTTCCAAATACACAGGATATTGAACATGCGCGCTACCGACAAGGATTCAGGCCCCAAGATCAAACTCCAGAAACTCATGGAGGCCACCAACATCTGCGACCTGCTCGACAAGGATCAGATCAAGGAAATCGGCAACGCCGCCACCGAAGGCTATCGCGCCGACCTCAACTCCCGCTCCGAATGGGAACGCCGTCAGGCCGAAGCCAATAAACTCGCCCTCCAGGTCTTCGAGGAAAAGACCTTCCCCTGGGCCGGCGCCTCCTCCATCAAGTTCCCCCTCGTCACCGTCGCCGCCCTGCAATACCACGCCCGCGCCTACCCGTCGCTCGTCCCCGGCAACGATCTCGTCTACGTCAAGATATGGGGCGAAGACCCCGACGGCCAGAAAGCCGCTCGCGCCAAACGCATCGCCGACCATATGTCGTGGCAGAACCTCGAACAGGACGACAACTGGGAACCCGGCTTCGACCGCCTCCTCCTCGCACAAGCCATCTCGGGAACGATCTTCCAGAAACGGGTCTTCGAACCGGGACCGGCACAACAGGTGACGCAAGTCGTGCAAGCCAACGATCTCGTCATCAACTACTACACCAAATCGCTCGACGACTCGCCCCGCTACACCCACCGCTTCTACCTGACCAACAACAACATCAAGCAGCGCGAACTCGACGGCCGCTTCGTCAAGGTCGACACCGAAGCCGCAAGACGAGAAACCGACGAGATCACCGACGCCCGCGACGAGTCGCAAGGCACCGAAGAACCCGACGTTGAAAAGATCACGCCCTTCTGGATGGGCGAACAATACTGCTGGCTCGACCTCGACGGCGACGGCTATCAGGAACCCTACATCATCACCTTCGACATCGACAGCGGCGAAGTCCGCCGCATCGTCGCCCGCTACCTGCCCTCCCAGATCAAGAACGTCAAGGGAGAAACATGGAAACAGGGCGAGGATGTCTACAAGATCACGCCCGTCCGCGTCTTCACCAAGTACGGCTTCATCCCCTCGCCCGACGGCGGCTTCTACGACCTCGGCCTCGGCACCCTCATGGGTCCGCTCAACGCATCCGTCAACAGCGCCATCAACCAGATATTCGATCTCGGCACCATGTCCGCCCTCGGCGGCGGCTTCGTCGGCCGCGGCTTCAAGAGCAAGGGCGGACCCATCACCTTCGCCCCGAATACCTGGTATCCGGTCGACGCCCCCGGCGACGACCTGCGAAAGAACATCCTGCCCATGCCCAAGGGCGAGGCGCCCGACATCCTGTTCAAACTGATCTCCTTCATCGTCAGCTACGCCGAACGGATCGTCAGCGCCACCGACCTGCAAGTGGGCGAGAACATCGGACAGAACACCCCCGCCCAGACGGCACAGACGATGGACCGCAACGGTCGCCACGTCTACAACGCCATCTACAAACGGACGTGGCGGTCACAGCGCGGCGACTTCCGCATCCAACTCGACCTCAATACCCTGTTCATCGACCGCGAAATCTCGTTCACCGAACTGTCCAGCGGCAAGGACAGCCTGATCCGTCCCGACGACTACGCGCAGACGAACCTGACCCTGCGACCGGCAGCAGACCCCTACGCCATGTCGGACGACGAGAAGATCAAACAGGCGACTCAGGTGCTCGAGGCGTCCTACAAGATGCTTGGCTTCAACAAGTACGAGGCCACGCAGCGATGGCTAAAGGCACTGCGGGTTCCCGACATCCAGAAAATCCTTCCGCAACCACAGACGCAGGGACAGGACGGCAAGCCGCAACCCGCCGCCGACTTCCCGCCGCCGCCCAACCCGAAGGTCATGGACGCGCAGCTGAAGTTGCAGGAGTTCGAACTGGAAAAACAGAAGTGGGAACTGGAGAAACAGACGACCATCATCGAACTTCAGGGCGAGGTGCAGCACAATCAGGCCGAGATAATGAAGATGTACGCACAGGCAGAAAAGGCGATGGCCGAGGCCAAGGGCATCCCGATGGGCCACCAGATCGCCATCATCGAAGCCCAGATCGGCGCCCTGAAGACCAAGAACGAGGGCTTGCTTAAGGCTCTCGCCATCATGCAAAAAGCTATGGAGAAAACAAATGGACAAGCCGGAACTGCATCTCCCGCTGGAAGAACAGGCGCAGTGGGCGCAGGAGGCGGGAACGCAGGCGCTTCTCAAGTACCTCCGGGAAATGGTCAGGTACAGCCAGGAGGAATGGTCGGATAGACGCTACGAAGACCAGAACTCCCATGCGTGGCTGACGAAGAATACCGCGGCATTGGCTGCGGTCGACGTGCTGAACCAGATGATCTACATGATCGACGACATGGCAAACAAGGAGCCGACCGATGAAGTACAGCAATGATTCCGGGATGAAAGTGACCGGAGACAAGATTCTCGTGCGTTTGCACAAGGTAGAGGAAAAGACTTCCGGCGGCATCATCCTCGCCGGCAGCACCCAGGAAAAGGAACAGATGGCACAGCAGATCGGTACGCTGGTGGACTGGGGCGATCAGGCCAAGGATGCGCCGGAACTCAAGGGCATCACGCTTGGCGATACCTTGCTCTTTCACCGCTACACCGGAGCGCACTTCCCCGTAGACGGCGTGGACTACTGGATCATGAAATCCAGTCAGATTCTCGGCAAGGCAACGAAACTGCCCGACTTCGTAATCAAAGGAGCAGATTCGTCATTGCAGCACTTCCCGGCCAACAACCCGCTTGCTGCATAAGTCCTTGACTCCGTTATAACTCAAGATTATAAGGTCAGAACATGCCACGCACTTCTCTCAATACCGATCCCGCAGCGATCAATCCTGCTGCGGCTGATGTGGATTTTACTCTGCCTGATCTGGTCGAAGCTGACCTGAACGACCCAGAACCCGAAGTCTTCAGCGCAGAAGAAGGTTACGTCGTCGAAGACGAAGCCGTCAAGCCCGAAACGGAAACAAAACCCGCCGTCGCCGACCACAAGGAAGAAGACGAGGCGCGCGAGTTCGGTTGGGTCAACAAGGAAGAATGGGTAGCGCAAGGCAAGCCGGAAAAGAACTGGCGCCCCGCCTCGGACTTCAACGCCTTCCGGCAACAGGCCGCTCCCGTCCTCGCCCGCGAGAACCGTGAACTGCGCGCCCGCCTCGCCAAGATCGAGAAAGACAACCAGATCAAGTCGGACGCCGACGCCGAAGCACGCCAGAACATCGTCCGCGAATCACTCAATCTCCGCTTCCAGCAAGCCAAGGACAACAATGATTGGGACGAGGCTTTCAAGGTGCAGCAGGAGATGGTCGACCTCAAGTTCGCCGAGGCCGCGAAGCCAAAGCCTCAGCCTGCCCAACCTGACCCTGAGACAGCAGAGGCATTCAAGAACTTTGTCGCGCGCAACAAGATCGTCGAGACCGACACTAAACTGCAACGCGCGCTGGCTCGTCAAGTTAAATTGATCCTCGATACCGGCACCGGCTCCGACGACGCGGCGACCACCCTCGACGATGCGTGGGATGAGGTCAAGCGCATGTACCCGGAAAAGTTCAGGCGACAGACCGCCCCCATGGCCGACACCGGCGGCACGACCGCCGCTCACGTCAACGGCCGTTCGTGGAACGACCTCAAGCCGGATGTGAAGAAAGAATACGAGCGGTTCCTGCGCGACAACCCGCAAGTCAAGCGCGAGAACCTGATGAAGCGATTTCCCCCTGACTACTATCGGAGCTGACCATGCCCTTCGTCAAAGGCAAACCATCGCCCCTCAAGGGCATCCCCCGCTCCCAATGGAAAGAGATCACGGCGCAGAACCGCGCCATGAAACAGGCACAGAAGAAAGCGGAAAAGGAACTTCTGGCGTCCATCCCGACGCTCACTTCCGTCGTGCCGCAACCCGTCGAGACCAAGAAGACCGACGCCGGGATCATCCCGCCGAATCTGTTTTCTGGAGACGAGAAGACGCTAGAAGTCCTCGGCCGCGACGGCACGGCGCAAGACCCCATTCCCGGTTTCAAGCTCTATTGGTTCAACGACACCGGCGGCACTGGAACGCGAATCATGAAGGCACGGCGTTCAGGCTACGAGTTCGTTGACCGCGATGAAGTGCTGTTGAACGACACCCTGGTTGGTGATGATGCGGCAGGCAATCATGTAAGGAAGGTTGTCGAGGTAATCAACAACATCCCGGTTTATGCGTACCTGATGAAGAAGCCGCGGCACATTGCCGAGGCGCACGACCTCGAGTTCTCGCGCGTCAACGACCGCATCGAAGAAATGGTCAGGCGCGGACGGGTCACAAAGAATCAGGAACGGGATCAGCAATACACGAAACGGGACGAGCCGCGTTCCAGCTTGCCCGACATCGAAATCAACCAGAAGCTATACCGTTAGGAGAACTAAATGGCACAAGTTGCAAAACCATTTGGCTTCGCTCCTGTCCGCACCCTGCAAACGAACTCGTTTAACCAGCAGGCGACCCGCTACTACATTCCGTCCACCGATGGCTCTGCGTTCTACATCGGCGACGTAGTGAAGACGGTCGGCGGTACGACAGGTGCCGATGCCGCAGGATGCCAACAGTGCGTGAAAGCCGCCGGCACGGATACGTTCCGTGGCGTCATCGTCGGCATCGAAGTCGCCAACGTCGGCGCTCCGTCACTGGTAGGCGCTGCCCTGTCGCTGGAGAACACGGCGATCCCCGCCACCAAGACCAAGGATTACTACGTCTACGTCGTCGACGATCCGCACTGCGTATTTCAGGTGCAGGACGACGGCATCACGACGGCGAAACTCGTCGCGGCACAGGCGACGGCTAACTTCAGTTTCACCGTCACCGTCGGCACCACGCTGACGAATATGTCGGGTGAGGTCATCCTGAGTTCTTCGCTGGCGACGACCTCGACGCTGAACTGGAAGGCATTGGGTCTGTACCAAGGACTCAACAACGGTGCGCAAAATGCGTTTGGCACCTATGCCATCTGGCTCTGCACACCCAACGCCCACGAACTCCACGGCCTCACGGCCGGGGTCAGCAACTAACTAGGAGACGGACATGGCAGGCGGCGTAATCACCACTGGCTCGCTCCCCAAACTCCTAGTCCCCGGACTCCAGGAGATTTTTGGGATCAGTTACAAGCAGCACGACAAGACGTATCCCATGCTGTTCAACCACGTCAAGTCCGACAAGAAGTACGAGGAATACCTTGGCGTGACCGGCTTCGGCGCGGGCGCTCTCAAGCCCGAAGGCGAAGGCCTGAAGTACGATTCGCAGGCGCAGGGCTTCACCACCCGCATCACGAACGCGACCTACGCGCTCGGCTACGTCGTTACCTACGAGGAACTGAAGGACGTTCAGTACTCGAAGGTCGCAGCGGGTCGCACGCGGGCACTGTCGTTCTCGATGTTGCAGGCGAAGGAAGTCAATGCTCACGCTATCTATAATCGCTGTACTACTGCTGGTTATGTCGGCGGTGATGGCATTGTTCTTGGATCAACGGGGCACCTGAACATCTCGGGCGGCACCTACGCCAATACGCCGGCTGTTGCGGCGGACCTGTCGGAAGCCTCGCTCGAAGATGCGCTGATCGCCATCAGAGGTCTGGCCGACGACAAGGGTCTGCTCATCAACTGCAAGGCGAAGTCGCTGGTCGTTCCGCGTCAGGAGTTCTACAACGCCACCCGTCTGACCAAGACGGTCGGTCGTCCCGGCACGGCGAACAACGACATCAACGCAACCAATTCGACGGGCGCACTTCCCGGCGGCGTGATCGAGTCCGTCTACCTGACGGCCGCTCACACTTGGTTCATCCTCACCGATGCGGGCGGCGACGGTCACGGAATGATCTTCCAGGAACGCGAGCCGATCCGCTTCTTCAGCGACAACGACTTTGATACGTTCAACTTCAAGGCCGGGGCCATGGAGCGGTATGCGGCTGGTTGGGATGACCCAAGGGGAATATACGTCGTGCCCGGCCCCTGAGTAATACTCGTGGTGTATTCCATGTAAGCAAACTGTGTCTCTGCGAGCGCGGCCCTTCGGGGTCGCGCCTGTAAGGCGCTCAAGGAGATCGCAATGCCTGAAGTCCCTACCAGATTCCCGAAAGGGGTATCTACTGCGGATCACAAGACGTTCTTCGGCATGTACCCGAAGCCGCAGGATGTGCAGTGCAATTACTACTTCAACGATTTCAACACCTACGCCGCCGCTGACTGGACGGTAACGACCGTCAACAGCGGCACGTCGGCGCTCGAGGTAATGAACGGCGGCGCCCTGCTTATCACGACGGGCGCGACGGACACCAACTATCAGGGCAACACGCTGGTTCCTGCGTCGTTCGCCATCGACTCCGGCTATCAGGCGTGGTTCCTGACGCGCATCAAGGTGTCGAGCACCACGGCAAGCTCGTGGGTTGTAGGTCTGACCAACGGCGGTCCTTCGGCTCCGACCGACGGCATCTACTTCACCAAGGCTACGAATACGACGGCCATCTCGCTTGTCGTTCGAGCCTCGTCAACGTCGACCACCAAGACCACGGTCACGTCGATGACGGCGGCAACGTGGCTGACGCTCGGTTGGTACTACAACGGCAGCAGCAACGAGCCGGCCATCGATGTGTTCTCGTCCTATGGCATGACCTCGGCAGCGTACACGCCGATGCCGAAGTTCGGCGGACAACAGGTCTATCGCCAGACGACGCTGACCAACATCCCCGTTGTTGCGACGGTATGCGCTCCGCAGTTCTATCTCGTCACTACGTCGGGTTCTGCGGCTCGGACAATGGAAGTCGACTACGTTCTCTGCGCTGTTGAAATGTCGCGGTTCTAACCGGAGAGCGTAATGGCAACGCTCACTACCAATATCTTCGTGGACGGCCCACGAAACACGGTGATGAAAGCCGACGTGCTCTGCGACGACGGCGATCTGCCATTGCAAACTCTGGTGGATATGGCGTCATTGCCGGGAAAGATGGGCAACCAGCTTACCGTCTACAAGAAGTGCCGACTCGATCATATCGAGTACGACATCGAGGACGGTCTTGCCGTGTATCTGTGGTGGGAAGGTGCCCTGAACAACAGCATCCTGTGGCGTCTTGCCGGTCGTGGACGGGTGCCCGCTGCTCACTATGGCGGCATCCAGAACACGGCGGTCGATCCTACCGGCAATATCCTGATCTCCACGCAGGGATGGACGGTGCTGCTTGGCGAGTTGTCCGCGTCGATGATAATCAAGTTGGTGAAGCAACAGTAAGCCATGTCCACGTTCGGTAAAAACTACGTCTACTCCACTGCCACCATCACTGGTGTCAATGGCAATGTCATTACCGGACAGAAGGCAACGCTCGGTTCGAAGCAAACGATCACGTCGCTCTCGTTCTACTGTGTTCCCGGAGCGACGAACAACATACGTCTTGGGCTATACGATGCAACAGGGACAGGAGGCCAACCGAACAATCTGCTGGCTGAGACAGCGGATACGGCTGTTGTTGACGGATGGAATCTTGTTCCTCTTGCGTCTGCGGTAACGCTAAATCCTGGTGACTACTGGTTTGCGTGGCAGTGCAGCACGACGGGCAATATCACGAAGTCTGATACGGGGCCAGCCGATTCTGACTGGTCTTATGCCAAGGCGTATGGCGCATTCGATGCGACGTTCAATGCGACTCCGACAACGACGACGGCCCTGTATGCGATGTACGGGACGTACAGCGATTCCGTTGCCGGTGGAGGATTAAGCGGACCTCTTGTTCAGAATCTTGAAGTCAATGTCATCGTTGATGGGCCGCGTAACACGGTAGTCGAAGTGAACATCGAAGTGGACGGAGCGAACCTGCCGCTGCAAAATCTGGTCGATATGACCAAGCTGTCAGGTGCGCTTCCCAATGTTGCTGCGTACAAGTATTGTCGGGTCGACAGGATCGAATATGATGTTGAAGACAGCATGGCTGTCTATCTGTATTGGGAAGGCGCTCTCAACAACGCGATTCTCTGGAGGCTTGCTGGCCGCGGCAGGATTCCAACCATGAATTTTGGCGGCATTCAAAACACGGCTGTCAATCCAACCGGCAACATTCTGGTGTCGACTCGAGGTTGGACGCCGACTACGGGACAACTTTCGGCTTCCTTCGTTCTAACACTTGTCAAACAGTAACAGGAGACAGACATGGCGGTTCCTTATTCGTATCACGATCAATCGAAATCCGGCAATATGTACATTGCCATGAGCACGACGCCACTGGCGATTCCTGTCGCTGGCACGACGGCTCCCAAGTTTGTGCTGTGGAACAAGAGCGTCAATCGCAACGTCGTTCTGGTCCGCTACACGGCGGGCTGGAGCGCGACGACGGAAGCGCCAGGTAACATCCAGTTCGCCTATAGCGTGGCGGGTTTCGCCATCGCAACGGCGGCTCCGGTATCGGCCTTCACCGACTCCACGTCGCTCGTAACGAGCGCCATCGTCGGCAGTGGCCGCAAGCCTGCTGCGTCGTTCAGCGTGGCCGCAACGATTGTCGCCGGCACGGTGTTCTACGGCACCGGCATGAGCCACCTGACGACTACGGGTGCGGCCATCACGCAGACGGGCTGGACGTACATGCACGACTTCCAGGAGTCGGTCATCATCCCGCCGGGTGTGCTTATCCATTCCTGCGCGTCGGCAGCGACGGCATCGCTGTATCACGAAACCCTTGTGTGGTACGAAGAACCGATCTGATAGATGGCCCGCGATTACTATCGTCGCGGCGAATACAAAGCAACCTGTGATCGCTGCGGCTTCCGCTTCTGGGCATCTCAACTCCGAAAGGAATGGGATGGCGTGATGGTGTGCTCCCGCTGTTGGGAGCCGCGGAATGCTCAAGAGTTGGTTCGTCCGATCAAGGACGATTCGGCTGTTCCTTGGTCGAGGCCGGAAACGCCAGATGTATTCGTTCCGACCTCGGCCAATGTTGACATCTACGTTCTCGGCGCCTTCATGTGTGCTGGCGCATTGATGGGATGACATGGCTAATATCGTCTTTGCCAACTATGCCGCAGGAACTCTGGTAGCGGCACTCCCGGCTGCGAGCACCTCAATGCTCGTGGCTCTGGTAGCCAACGGCGATCCGTTCCCTACCGTATCGTCCCCGAAATACTACTACCTCACCATCGTCGACGCCGCCTCCTACATGGGCGGCGTTGCCCCTCCCGCACAGCGCGAGATCGTCAAGGTCACGAATTACGCCGGGTCGGGTGTGATGACCGTCACTCGAGGTCTGGACGGCACGACGGCGCAGAATTGGGCAGCGGGAGATAGGGTCGAGTTGCGCGTGACAGCGGCCGTCTTCGATGACTCCATCCTGGCATCGCTGCTGTCCAATTCATACAATACAACGACCTCTGCATTCAGGATCACCTATGAGCCGAATCAGACATACGATCTGACGGCAATCGCAACGCCGAATGATCTGGCGGTGACGGAGTATTACAAGCCCGCTTCGACGATTACCGTCCCGCCAAGCAAGTATGTAGACCTGATGCGGCTGGATGCCACGGTCGCTACGGGAGCCAATAGCGCGTTCACCTGGATGCGCTCCAACATCATCGACAATACGGCGTCGGCTCAGGGCGAGAGCAATGCGTTCGTCGGCGCCATCTCGTCAGGTGGAAAAGGAGCGATCAAGAGCCTCTACGGCCGAGCTACGGGAACGACAGGATTCACTGGTGTAGCGGTGGGGGTTGTGGCAGCGGTGGATTCCGTAGCGACGGCCAATACTACATGGGCGATGCAGCTTGGCTATGGCGGCGTAAGCGGAACGCAATCGGCCTTCATATTCTGCGGAGGCGATTCGACCAATTCCATCCTGAACGGCATCGTTGTATCTCTTACAAAAGTCGATGCCAGCGTCCTTCAGTGGAACCAGCTTGCAGGACAGTCTGCCGGCGCCACGTTCCTTCAGGTCTATAACTCGTCGTCGGCGGACATCTTCCACGTCGACGCTCTCGGCACCCTGTCTGCACAGGGCGTCAGGGTAAAGACCGTTACCAATGGTCGCATCGGCAGCGCCGTGTTGGCAGGCGGCACGAACACCGTAACCAACACCAGCGTCACAGCCAACACCAAGATTTTTATGACTCGCTCGACGACGGGAGGTACTCCGGGTCATCTGTCCTACACC